TATGAAGCAAAAAATGGCTAGACCGACATGGACAAATTTGGGAAGTCGCCGCCATTTCGGTCAGTACAGGTATTAGTCCTAAAGATCTTTTAGAGGTTGATCCGGCAGTGTATATGGCAATCAAAGCAATATTGCAAGAGCAAGCTGCAAAAACAAAAGGGACAGTCAGGCGGAGATAGTGGCAAAGCTTAAGTCAGATAGATCTCTTAAGGCTGTTTATGTATCAGGATTAGATGAACTTATGAAAAAAATAAAAGAAGTCAATCCAGATGCAGAAAAATTATTTAAGAAAGAATTACGCAAACAAATAAAACCTGTAGAGAAACTAGCCAAGAGTTTTATACCGGCTGAGGTGTTTCCGGGTTGGAGAAGCACCAACCTTATTATCCACCTACATGGGGATGGGCATTTGATACAACCCATAGAGGCCGCACCTTTGGCAAAACAAATCAATCCAGATGGCAATGGTCGCAACAAGAAGCTATAGCCGGTGTAAAAATTACAAGCGCACAAGTCAAAGTAGCAAGGCGCGGTTCAGGCGTTGAAACTACAGCTTTGGCCTTAGTTAATGCCTCAGTACCAGGAATTATTTTTGAATTAACAGGCGGTGGTACTGGAAGAAGTAGAGGCAAGACAAGGCGTGTAAGTCGCAACCCTAACGCTAGTGAGGGTTTTATACGCAAAGTATCTCAAGCGCATGGCGCAATTGGTGGAGATGGCAAGGGTAAAAGAGTTATCTATAGAGCTACTGCCGAAAAGGGCGCACAAGCTTTATCTGGGATACAAGCTGTAATTGACAAATACCTCAAACAAGTATTTGGGGGTGTGTAATGGCATTGAGTCAAAATGTTGTAATTAACTTTCTTACCAAGTTTGATAAGAAAGGTTTAGAGCGTGCGACAAAAGAATTAAAAGGTTTTGATAAAGTAGTTGCAACAGCTGGATTTAGATTAAAAGGTTTTGCTAAAGTGGGTGCAATAGGCGCGGCAGTCGGCCTAGTTGCATTAGCAAGAAGCTCTACAAAAGCAGCTTTAGCACAAGAAATGTTAGATAAATCTGTAGAGCAATCTCTCAGCTCAATCAATGATTTAGGGTCTGTAGCAGCTGTTAAAACTCTTATTACAGATTTACAAACTGCTACAAATATTACTGAGGATCAATTAACGCCGGCCTTAAATGGTTTAATAATATCAACCGGTAATTTAGGCAAAGCGCAAGATTTATTGAGCATTGCAATTGACACAAGTAAAGGAAGCGGCGTTGATTTACTCACAGTCACAGATGCTCTAGGTAAAGCCAATAGAGGACAATTTAGAGCGTTAGGTAATTTAGGTCTTGGCTTCAACGCGGTCACAGCCGAAGAAATGGGCTTGGCAGATATAACCGATTATTTAACCCTTAAATTTGGTGGATCTGCAAAGAGAGCTACAGAAACCTTTGGGTCAAAATTAGATGATCTAAAAATTAGTGCAGGTGAGGCACAAGAGAATTTAGGTCAAGGATTTATTACAGCTGCCGAAATCATTATTGGTAGCAGTGATGCAACAGATGTTTTTGGTGCAAAGCTTGAATTACTAGGATTAAATGGCGGCTACATTGTTATTGCATTAGCTGACAAAGTTAAAAAAATACAAGATAATTTTAGTGGCTTAAGTAAATCAATTCAAAATGACCCTATCTTAAAATTCTTTTTTGGCTCTGCTAAAGCAATACCTGTATTGGGCGGCTGGATTGAGGGATTTCAAGGTTTAGCTGCGGATGGAAAAAAAATTGCCGAAAGCTCAAAAGAAACTGTTGAACAAACAGAGGAACAAAAAGCCGCTGCCGCAAAACTAGCCGCACTACAAGCAAAGTTTGATAAGTTTGCAGCCGCCGCTTTAGATAAACAGAAAAAACTAACAAAGGAAAAGGCTGCTCAAGCTGCACTAGATAAGAAAAAGGCAGAGCTTGAGTCTATGTTTGACATGGATAAGATCAACCTACAAGCTGCCTTAAGCCGTAAGTTATCAGGTGAGGATGAGCTGCGTGTAAAACTGTTACAAAAATTAGCAGATGGCACACTCAAAGCTGTTGAGGAAGCGCAACGCTACGCAGATGTACTTAAAGTTATTGAAGATGGTCAGATCACAACCGAAGAGGTTGAGATGTTAGCTACAAAATGGAAGATGACTACTACAGGTGTTTTGCTTTACTTACAACAATTGTTTGCAGCTAATGATGAATTACGCAAAATGCTTGCATTACTTGATGACATAAACAAAAAACAACCTGACATAAATGCTATAAGGGCTAAGGTTGTATCAGGTCAAATTACTGCGGATAATGTTACACCTGGGGAAACAAAAATAATTACAGAATACATTGGTGGACTTAGTGACAAGATTGATAAAATGGTTTATGATTTTGCTTTAAGTTCAACTAAAGATCTCAATGCAAGAATTGGTACTTTTGTAGACTCAGTATCACCAAAAACAAGATTAGCAGATGGTGGCATTGTTTCTAAGCCTACAATTGCAATGATTGGTGAGGCTGGAGCTGAGGCTGTAATCCCGTTAGATCGCATGGGTAGCATGGGTACAAAGGTAACAGTTAATGTTGCCGGCTCTGTAATCTCTGAGGGTCAATTGCAATCTGTAATCCAAGATGTTTTGTATAACTTAAACCGCACCGGTGCAGTTACCCAGTTAGCAAATCTAGGTAGATAATGCCGGCGGCAGTATTTAAGGCAGAGATAGATTTTAGTAATGGAGCAAGCTTTGATCCTGCTCTTGTGTTAGATGATGTCAATACAGTTTTAGACTCAGCTGTTTTGGGTACGGCTGCCGCAGATGTTGTAGATATAACGGCGTTTGTAACTCAGTGCTACATAAGGCGTGCGTTTAATAGATCATCTGACTCATTTATAGGCGGCAGTGCAAAGATAGTATTTGTTGATCAAACCGGTACTTTCAACCCTGCTAACACTGGATCACCTTTGTTTGGCAAGATCAAACCTATGCGCAAAATCCGCATGACTGCAAGCTTTAATAGTGTTGATTACAGCCTAGGATCTTTTTATGTACAAGAGTGGAATTACAAAAGTCCTAGCGGATTTGACCCTGCCTATGTAACTCTTAATTGTGTAGATGGATTTCAGCTACTAAACCTTACTACCTTGACTACAGTCAGTGGTGGTAGTGCCGGACAGACCACAGCGCAAAGGGTTACAAGTTTGCTTGACTCTGGAGATTGGCCGGGCGGTATGAGGGATATATCTACAACAGCTACTACTACAGTACAAGCCGATAGCGGCAACTCAAGATCTTTACTTGCCTCTTTGCAAGAAATTGAGCAAACAGAAACCGGGGCTTTATATGTTGATCAAAGAGGCTTTGTTAAGTTCATGTCAAGGACAGACATCATTACTGACTCTGGATCAGCCCTTACAAAATTCTCAGATGTTGATGGATCAGGTGACATAACCTATCAAAATGTTGAATTTGATATATCTGATTATCAGATGATCAACAAGGTTACAGTCACGCCGGCTGGATTGACTGGTCAAATTGCTAGTGATACTGCAAGCATTGATGATTATTTTCAGCATAGCCGGGTTAGATCAGGCATTATGCAAACAGAGGCAGATGCTCTCCAACAGGCACAAATGATTATTGCCTCACGCAAAGAGCAGGGTGTTGATATACAGCTTAACTCTTTGACTGTAGATGCCTATAGTCAAGCTGATCCTGCTAGGACTACGGCAGCTTTAGCCCTTGACATTTTTAACCCTATTGAGGTTACTCAAACCTTACCTGCCGGCAATGTAGTCAGTGACAGCGTTATAGCAGGTGTGCAGTATCAAATTACCCCAAATTCTTTTCTTGTAACATTTTCATGTGCTCAACCCTTTGCGGTAGGTTTTTTGCTAGACTCAGCCGTTGATGGTGTACTTGATGAAGACAGTTTGAGCTACTAGGAGAAACATGGCAAAACAAACATTTACCACTGGCCAAGTTTTGCTTGCCAGTCAGCTTACATCCCTGCAACAAACTGCAATGCTTGGCGGATCTGCCTCAAATAAAATCAGCCTCATACACATTAGTTAGTGCGGATGCTGGCAGTGCAATATCTATGACCTCAACAAGTGCTACTACAGTTACAGTAAATTCCGGATTGTTTGCAGCCGGTGACACAGTATTTATACAAAATCTAGGAACCGGTAACTTAACTATAACCGCCGGATCTGCGACAGTAGCAACGGCTGGCAGTTTGATATTGCCACAAAATGATGCAGGTATCTTGTACTTTGTGAGCACATCATCCTCAGTATTTTATGATTTTATACAGGTTGGAGCAGCATCACCTTTGACTACAAAGGGTGACCTTTATACTTTTAGCACTAGCGACACCCGTCTTGGCGTAGGTGCTAACAACACAGTGCTTACTGCTGATAGTGCGGAAGCAACAGGCTTAAAGTGGGCTACACCCGCTGGTGGCGGTAAAGTATTGCAGGTAGTAAATGCGACAACTACTACTGCAGTCAATATAACAACTACTACACAAACCGACACAGGTTTGACTGCAACAATTACACCTACATTAAATACATCAAAAATATTAGTTTTAGTAAATCAAACAGTGGCAGTCGAACGATCGGCTGGAAATAATACTGGTGTAAAACAAACATTATTAAGAGGCGCAACAGTTATTGGTGGCACATCAACAAGTAGAGCATTATCTGTGGGTGATATTGTTGGCGCAAGCGGAGTTTATTTCACAGGAATAATTCCATATAGCATTTTAGATGCACCTGCTACAACCTCAGCAACTACTTACAAAACACAAGGTTCAGTTCCTGCAGGGCCAGGCGCAGATACAGTTAATTTTCAACCTGCCTCAATTGTAAGTTCAATTGTATTACTAGAAATCGGTGCATAATGAATTACTTAGTTAAAGCAATTAAAAAGTTAAAGCCAACTGCAGAGTTTTCTTTTACAAATGATGATTACTCAACTATTAAATGGAATGTGCTTGAAGGTAAAGCACCTACTCAAAAACAAATTGATGATGCAATTGAACAGGTAAAGTCGGATGAAATAGCCCAAGCCGAAGCAAGAATTGCACAACGCCAATTAATCCTGGACAAACTGGGATTGACCGCTGATGAAGCACGGTTATTGCTGGGCTGATGTTTAGTCAAAATGGCTGGGTTGCATCTGAGGATCAAAATGCAATTGGCATTAAATCATTTCCAGTGCCAGGCACAAAGATTAAATTGCGGTGTGTGGAATCAGCATAAAAAATCCGACCTGACGCATCCTCACCAATTTGACCTAATCCTGATGTTGCAAGCCCTGCCACCAATGTATAAATATCAATAACACTGGATGAACGCGCTGCCAAATCATAATCACCTGGTTGGTCAATTTCACCTAATCCATTATTTTCTGCATTTTCCCATTGTTGGGTTGGATCATAGGCAGCCCATGTTTCAGCGGCTGGCACTTGCTGCCATTGATTAAATAAAATTTCTGATAACACCCGATAAATCTGATCACCATCAAATTCATGCGGCAAAATGCCTGTGGTGATAATTTTGGGCAATCGGCTTAATGCACCCAATGCAATGATTGTGTATGTCTGAGCATAAGCAACTGAGCCAATTTCTGACACGCTAATTGTTGAATCAGTAATTGTTCCGCCAAATATCGGCACAAATGTTGCAGTTGAATCTTGCACTGAAATGGTGACTGATTGATTAATCTCAAATTCATAATTGGTTTGATCTAAATTAATTAATTCAATGTTGCAATAGCCTGCCTGGGCTTGATTGTAAATATCTGTTCGCCCGCTGGTAATTGTTAAATTGCTAAGGATTAAATTGGTGTAGTCAACACCATCAATTTTTAATTGCCAAATGGGATTCCAGAGTGTCATCCGAACCTGCTAAATGTTCCAGTGGTATTAAAGTTGTTTGCGCCCCCAGTGCCGCGATCATAAGATTCATTTAAATTGTTCACAATTGTCCTTGCAGTGCCCTCAGAATCAATTGCACCATTTACGGTCAGATTTATAATTGGTGCATCCCTGCCAGTCATTTGTGTAAAACTACTTAATGGATTAAATGCTGATGATGCTTCCATTGCTGCAAGTGCAGTGCCCTGGCGTTCCAACACTGCAAATTCTTTTTGCAATGCGTTTAATTGTTTTTGTGCAGTTTTTGAACTGATGGCATCTGTTGCCAGCAAAAATGTGGTATCGGCAATTTTATCTGATACGCCTTGCAATTTTTTGACTAAATCAGGCAAATTAACTGCACCTGAAATTAATCCTGATGAACTGCCTGAGCTGCCACCACCACCGCCACCACCACCGCCACCACCACCGCCACCACCTGATGAATTAAATCCTGGATTGCCAGCCCCAAATTCAAAATTTGATCCAGTATTTACACCAAAATCAGCATCCACATCACTTGCGCCAAATGCCTTTGATGCGGCAAACAATGCCCCGCCAATTACCGCTGCGGCAGCAACGCCTGCCAATGGATTTGCAGCCAAATAAGTTGCCACGGCTGCAACTGCGGCTGAAACTTTAAGTGCGTTATACGCCTTAATTAATATTTTAATATTTGAAACAATTGCAGCAATTCCACCGACAATTGCTGATGCTGTAAAAACCCCTGCAATTACTTTTGCAACTGCAAATGCTTCATCCTTTAAATCAACTAATGTTCTAATTAAAGATTTTGTTTTTTCGCCAAAATTAAATGCTGCCAATTGCGCATCAGTAAATCCTGAAACCATTGAATTATCACCAACTAAACCATCAACAAATGCCTCAATTGATGGAACAACATTGGTTAATAAAAATTCAGCAAATTGAGTTAAAATTGGCAATAAGGCAGTGCCCAATTTTTCTTTTGCTTCATCAAATCGCAAACGCATAATTTCTAATTTAACGCTTAATGTGTCGGCAGCGGCTGATGCTGATCCGCCCCATGCATCTGTTAATAAATCTACTTGCTCCCTAAATGTCATTGATTTAACTTGCGCTGCGGTTAATCCAATTCCCAATTTTGCAAGCGCGGCATCTGACCCGCCATAAGATTTGCTTAATGCTTCAACAACCTGCCCTAAATCTTTATTTGCGCCCCGTGAAATGTCCATTGCCAAATTTAATAAATCTTGTGATTTAGTGACATCACCTGTGGCAACTGTTAATCTTTGAAATGCAGGGCGTAATTTATCATCTGTGAAACCAAATTGAATACCTTGCTTTGAAATATAATCCTCAGTTGCTTTAATTTGTGCATCAGTTGCACCCGTTGCTTGCCTTAATGCATTTGCCAATCGCAATTGCGCGGCTTCATCCTGGATTGCAGATTGAACGCCATCAACAACCAATTTGGTTGCGTAGGCTGCGGCAGCGGTTGCAGCTGCGGCAAATGCCAATGCTGATTTTTTGCTAAATCCAATTATTTTATCCTCAAAACTTTCAACGCTTTTTGCACCACTATTTAATGAATCAACTAATTGTTTTGTTTCACCTAAGATTGATAATTTAAGGGTGCGGGATTGTCCAGCCATTAAAATTCCTTCACAATCTTCTCAAATGATTCTTCCCATTGATCAATAATATATTTTTGATTATCTCTTAATGTTGGATAAATAAACCAGCCCCGTGAACCAACACCGTATCTTCCTGACCAACTGGGAAATTGCTTATATTTATTTGAACCAAATTCATAACCGCCCCATAATTGCTGCGTAGTGCCACCGCCACTAAATTTTTGAGATGCAAATCCGAAACTGATTTCGCCCACCTTTGATGATTTAACAACCTTTGAACCCTCAGCAATAACATTGTCTGCTTGGTTTTCTGTGAAAGTGGCTGCGGTAATAATTTTTTGCTGCAAAAATTCAGCCAATGCACCGCCTGTTTTTTTTGCCGCATCAATGGCTTCATCACTCATTGCTTTGAATGATCTGATGACCAATCTAAATTCTTGCTTATCATAAGCAATGCCATCAGTTGCCATTGTTGCGCTCCTTTAAAATCTCAACTGCGGTTAAAATCTGTTCCGCGCTTTCCCATTCCGACATTGGAATTGATGTGGCAATTGCCAATTCAACCAATAATCGGTTTATGCTTCCGCGCTGGAAACTTTTGGGCTTTCATCACCCACGGTGACATCCACAATGCCTTCACACCATGCTTCATAAGGCTTGATTGCCTTACCGCCTGCATTGCGCTTCATTGCATGATAAGCCAAAAACAATAAATCATTCAGCCCAATTTTTTCCTGGGCTTGGCTGATTGTATGTCCAGTTTTCTGCTCCCACTTGCTCCATTCTGGGACTTGGGCAATG